CTTGGAGGACCCTGTCATGGGCGAATTCATCGAGCCTGTGGACGCGCCCCTGATGCACGCTGAACCGCTGGACGAGGCCACCCAGCGTCGTGCCGCGTTGAACCTGGCGTGGCGGCTGCAGCGCCGCCCTGGCGACACCAGCCTCGAGGACGTGTTGACCGTGCTGCAGGCGCTCGGGCTCGCCCCGTACGAGAAGGTCGAGACGGTATTCAACCCGTCCACCGGGTCGACCGCGTCCGAGCTGCTGCGCCGCGAGCGTGCCGCCCGGCAGCGGGAGCAGCGGCGCCTGCTCCGCGAGCAGCAGGCGCAGGTGTCGTGACCAATCCGAGGATCCTGGTCACCGGTAGCCGCTATTGGCCNTGGCACCAGGCCCACATCATCCTGTCGGTGCTGCAGAAGGCCGTGACGGACCTGCAGCGCGACCCCGACCAGCCGGTCACCCTCGTGCACGGCGCCGCCCGCGGCGTCGACACCATCGCCGCCCGCTGGTGGGCGCGACAGGGGTGGCCGGTCGATCCNCACCCCGCCGACTGGCGCCGCTACGGCCCGTCGGCGGGGCACCGCCGCAACGCGTCGATGGTCGCTCTCGGTGCCGACCTGTGTCTGGCTTTCCCACGCGGTCGCAGCCCCGGCACTCGCGGCTGCATCGAGCTGGCCCGCCGCGCCGGCATCCCCGTGATCGTCACCGAAGGACAGCTGTGATCACCGAGCACATGTACATCTGGGGAGCGGGTATCACGTTCGTGGTGCTCGCTCCCGCGTTCACCGCCGCCCTGATGAGGTGGCTCGGCGCGCGCGGTCCCGCCGAGGCCGCCACGTTGACGTTCATCGGCGTGGGCTTCGCCGCCGCCGCGGCCACGTTTTGGCCGGTCACTGTGCCGTGCCTCGCGGTGTGGCTGGCCGCGTTCGCCGGGTGGTGGCTCTGGCAGCGCCGCGTCCGGGGGAGGACCGATGCTCGCTGACTGGCACATCCTCGACGCCCTACGNAGCCGCCGGGTCGTCGTCGACCCGGTGGAGCCCGACCAGGTCCAGCCCGCCAGCATCGATCTGCGCCTGGACGACCGGTTCGCGCAGCTACGCGGCGGCGCGGACGCGATTGACCCTGCCTGCGACAACGTGGGCGTGTTCCGCACCTTCCAGGTGCAGGCTGGGTCGTGCCACGTGATGCAGCCCGGGGAATGCCTGTTGGCGTCCACTCTGGAGCGGGTCGAGCTGGCGGATGACGTGGTGGGCCGTGTGGAGGGCAAGTCCAGCCTTGGCCGCCTGTTCCTGCTGGTGCACGCGACCGCCGGTTTCATCGACCCGGGGTTCAGCGGCCACATCACCCTGGAGTTGGTCAATGTGTCGCCGCGGCCGTGGCGGCTGTGGCCCGGGATGCGGATCGCTCAGTTGTCGCTGCAGCAGATGTCGGCGCCCGCAGCAGCGCCGTATGGGTCGGCCGAGGTGGGGTCGCATTACCAGCACCAGCCGCGCGGGCCGGTGCTGTCGCGGGTGCACCAGCGGTTCACCGCGGTGCCGCCGGCGCTCATCGCGGAGATGAGGGAGGCCGGGTGATGCGCCGCGTNGTGCTGCTCGCCGCCGCCGTGGTGGCGCTCGCGGGGTGCGGTGCGGCTCCCGTGGCGCTGGAGGCGCCGGTCGCTGCGTCCACGTCGACCGGCACGACCGCTGCTGCCGCGCTGGCAGCGCTGCCGGTCAAGGGCCGCGCCCCGAAGACCGGGTACAGCCGAGCCCAGTTCGGGGCCCGCTGGGCCGACGTCGACCGCAACGGCTGCGACCAGCGCAACGATGTCCTGCGCCGTGACTTGGACCGGACGGTGCTGCGCGGCCGCTGCACCGTGGTGGCTGGTCTGCTGCGGTCGCCGTACACCGGCCGGATCGTGGAGTTCCGCCGCGGCCCTGACACCAGCGACGATGTGCAGATCGACCACGTGGTGGCGCTGTCCAACGCGTGGCAGACCGGGGCGCAGCAGCTGTCGCCGGCGGAGCGAGAGCAGCTGGCCAACGACCCGCTCAACCTGGTCGCCGTCGAGGGTGAGGTCAACCGGTCCAAGGGTGACGGCGACGCCGCGACGTGGCTGCCGCCGCTGCAGGCTGCGCGCTGCGGTTATGTGGCGCGGCAGGTCGCGGTGAAGACCCGCTACCGGTTGTGGGTGACACCGCCGGAGCGGGACGCGATCGCTCGTGTGCTCGGCACTTGCCCGGATCAGGAGCTGCCGATGTGAGCTGTCGGTTCCTGGCTGTTGCGCTGTCGGCCCCGCTGCCCGCGAGCAGGGTAGCGGGGCCGTGGTGTGTGTGTGCGGGTGTCGAGGCGTGGTGGGCGGGGTGGCCGGTGGTAGAACAGGGGCCAGCGGCGGACAGGCGCGCTAGACAGAAACGGACAACTTCGGATACCCTGGGGACAGGTTGGCCGGGGGTGAGCCACCACCCCCGGCCACTCGACCGCCACCCCTGAGACACCTAGGACGGCCGATGACAACAGCGTACGACACCACCACGACGGCACCCGGGTTTCCAGTCGCCCGCGAGACACGAGCAACCGTCGTCGACCTCACCGGCGTCGACCTGGACGTCTTCGACGCCCTCCGCGACCTGCCCTACACCGTCGCCACCCACATCGTCACCACCGACGACGACCCCGCCCCTTGCGAGGGCGACACCTGCACCCCCGACGAACCGCTCGACGCCGAATACCTCATCCACTGGCCGCACCCACGAAAGCCGCCGCACCTACCAGCTCCCCGTGTGCCGCGGATGCCTGCTCATCGAGGTGCGCAAGCTGCACACCCGCCCCGACACCGACACCGCCACCCTCTGCGTCGACCTGCCCCTGCCGGCGGTGACCGCATGAACACCACCCCCGCGGCCGGCACCGTCATCCGGCACCGCCTCCAGACCACCTACTACCTCGACGGCGGCGCCGCCGTGCTCGTGCGCCGCGCCTACCTCGGCGGCGGTGCCGACGTGATCTGGTCCAGCCCCACCGGCGGCCAGACCCTGCTGCACCACTGCACCACCCGCGACGAGGCCGAACTGCTCGGCGCCGCCTACGCCGCCACGTGCCCCGACCTGACCAGCGAGTTCACCGGTTCAACCACGGAGGTCTGACCACCCCATGTACGAGCCCGAGCCCGATGAGGTCACCGCTTTCTTCGACGCGCCGCCGGTCACCAACCCGCCGATCGACCTCGCCGAGTGGCGCGCCCGCGCCGACCGTGAGTTCCCGCAGTGGCGCATCTGGGCCGCCGAGGACTCCCGCCGCCCGGGTGGTGAGGCCGCATGACCACGCCCACGCTGCCGCGCCGCGACCAGGCCCGCCGTGCTCGGCGCGTACTCGCCGGGCTGCACCCGTCCATCCCCGTGCGCGAGGTCGACGGGCTGCAGCTCGGCACCTGCCGTGGCGACCTGCACGCCCACCACGACGCACCACCGGCCGCCGTCGCGGCCATCCGCTGCGACCTCAACGGCCGCCGAATCGCGTCCTGCGCTCACTGCCTGGTCACCACCGCCCACCGCTGCGCTCGCGCCACCGCCGGAGCGATCCACGTCGAGCTACCGCCGCTGCCGCACCGACGAGCAGCAGGAGAGCAGGACATCCCCGCGAGCGATCAGCTGGTGGGCGAGTGACCGCCGACTACCGCGTCGCTGAAGACCTCGGCGCGATCTACCGCGCCACACCCGACCAGCTCGGCCACATCGTCTACGTCGCCGGTGCCGGCTACACCGCCGACGACCTGCCGCCACTCATCGCCTTCCTGCAAGAGGCGCTGCGCGCCCACAAGGAAGCCGCCGCACGAGGAGACACCCAGTGACCGCCACCGACGAGCAGCCGCNGCTCGACCACGACGCCCGCTGCGCCAGCTGGGACAGCGACGACCCGGCCGTGTGCGACTGCCGCGACGACGACGGCCACACCCGCTGGTACGAGGGCCCGTGGGTGGCCTACGACACCGAGACCACCGGCGTGGAGGTCGCCACCGACCGCATCGTCACCGCCACCCTGATCCGCTACACCCCCGGCCAGCAGCTCGCCGTGACCGAATGGCTTGCCGACCCCGGCGTGGAGATCCCCGAAGAGGCCACCGCGGTGCACCACATCACCACCGAGCACGCCCGCACCCACGGCCGCCCCGCCCGCGAGGTGATCGCCGAGATCGCCGACGCGCTCGAGCGAGCGTGGACTCGCACCGTGCCACTGATCGCCTACAACGGCACTTTCGACCTGGACATCACCGACAACGAGATGCGCCGCCACCTGCGCCGCCCCTTGCAGGTGCTCGGCCCCGTGATCGACCCGCTGATCCTGGACAAACACGTCGACCGCTACCGCCGCGGCTCCCGCAAGCTCGTCGACGTCGCCCGCCACTACCGCGTCCAGCTCGGCGGCGACGCCCACGACGCTGCCGCTGACGCGCTCGGCGCGGCCCGCGTGATGTGGCGCATCGCCCGCACCTACCCGGAGATCGGGCAGATGACGCTGCAGCAGCTGCACAACGCGCAGGCGCGGTGGTACGCCGAGCAGCAGCGCTCGTTCGCCCAGTTCCTGCGCGACAAGATCGTCCCCGGTATCGACGACGACACCGANCGGCAGCAGGTCCTCGACCGCGCCGACACCATCGACGCCCACGCCGACGGCTGGCCGCTGCGAGGTGTCGCATGACCCGCGACGTCGAGCTGCGGCCCGGTGACCGTGTCGGTGACGCCGTCTACGTCGGCACCTGGCCCGCCGGCACACCCGAGTGGCACGAGGCCCGCCGCACCACGATCAACGGCAGCGAGGTCGCGCCGATCCTCGGGATCAGCCCCTACGAGTCGCCCTTCTCGCTGTGGCACCGCAAGGTCGGGCTGGTCGGCGACATCGAGCAGACCCCGGAGATGTACTGGGGCAGCCTGCACGAGGCCACCATCCGGGAGGAGTTCAACCGCCGCCACAACCGCCAGTTCCGGCCACTCGGGCTGTTCCGCCACCACCAGCGCACCTGGCAGGGCGGCGGCCCGGACGGCATCGACGGCGACGAGATCCTGGAGATCAAGTTCGCCGTGCGCGGTGACGCGTGGGGCCCGGACGGCACCGACGAGATCCCCGTGCACTACCGGGCGCAGGTGCTGTGGTACCTGGACGTCTTCGGGTTCCAGCGCTGCCACGTCGTCGCCCTGATCGCCGGCTACGACTACCGCGAATACCTGATCGAGGCCAGCCCCGACGAGGTCGCGTTCATGCGGGCCAAGGCCCGCGAATTCCTGGACAGCGTCGAGGCGGGGATCCGGCCCCCGATCGACGGCCACGAGGCCACCTACCAGACCGTGCGGGAGCTACACCCGGACATCGACCCCGTGCAGGTCGAGCTGCCCGACCACATCGCCGAGCCGTACCTGCAGGCGCTCGCCGCGCACCGCGACGCAGAAGCCGAGCGGCGCCGCTGCACCGCCTTGGTGCTCGACGCCATGGGCCGCGCCCGCGACGCCTTCTACGCCGGGCAGTTGATCGCTCGCCGCCAAGCCAAGTCACACGACGGCGCCGTGCCGTACCTCGTCGCCGCGCGCGGCGTCGTCGACCGATTCAGCGCCACCCCGAAAGGAACTGCAGCATGACCGCACAGAGCGTGACCGACGCGCACAGCAAGGCCGTCGCCCAACGCGACAGCGGCGGGCCACGCGCCCTGGTCGCTCAGTACCGGTCCGATTTCGCCGCCGTCCTGCCGTCCCACATCAACACCGACTCCTGGGTGCGGGTCACCCAGGGCGCGCTGAAGAAGGGCCGCATGTACGGCCGCACCGGCAAGACCGAGCTGGAAGTGGCCGCGCAGAACAACCCCGCCCAGTTCCTCGCCACCCTGCTCGACGCCGCCCGGCTCGGGCTGGAACCGGGCACCGAGCAGTACTACCTCACCCCGCGCAAGGGCCGCGGCGGCCAGCTGGAGATCCTGGGCATCGTCGGCTACCAGGGAATCATCGAGCTGATGTACCGGGCCGGCGCGATCGCGTCCGTGGTCGCCGAGGTCGTGTACAGCGGCGACAACTTCCAGTACCGGCCCGGCGTCGACGAGCGCCCCATCCACGAGATCGACTGGGACGCCGAGCACCGCGGCGACCTGCGCCTGGTCTACGCGTACGCGATCATGAAGGACGGTGCGACCAGCAAGGTGGTCGTGCTCAACCGCAACCACATCGCCCGGATCAAGAAGACCGCGCAGGGCGCCGACAGCGAGTACTCGCCGTGGAACACCCACCCGGAGGCGATGTGGCTGAAGTCCGCGGTGCGGCAGCTGGCGAAATGGGTGCCCACCTCCGCGGAGTACCGCAACGTGGTCGCCCGCGCCGAGCGCGAGGCCGGCCAGCACGAGCCTGAACTCAGCGGCAACGGTGTGCCCGCCGNGTTCGCCCCGCCCATCGACGTGTCCGACCTGCCCGTGGTCGGTGAGGACTTTGTGGACGGCGAAGTCGTCGACGAGCCCGACTGGNCCGGGGAGGAGGGCGACGAATGACCACACCGCCACAGCTCACCCTGCGCGAGCGGCAGGTGCTCACCATTGCCGCCCGCGGCCTCACCACCCGCGAGATCGCCGACCGGCTCCATCTTGGCTTCGACACCACCAAGGACCTGCTGCGCTCCGCCTACCGCAAGCTCGGGGTGCGCCGCCGCCTGCCCGCGATCAACACCGCCCGCCACCTCGGGCTGCTGCTCACCAGCGAGCGTGACCTGGACGCGCAGCCGCCCCGCTGGCCCGCCGGTGCCGCCAGCGCTCGCATCGACCCGATCGACCTGCACCTGATCGTGAAGCGCTGGCACGGCCGCGCCCCCGCTGCGCTCATCGGCGAGCTGCGGCACCTGATCGACCGCGCCACCGCGCACCCGCAGCGGAGGGCCGCGTCATGACCGCCGTGCCCGTGCACGCGCCCGCGCAGAGACAGATGTACTGCAACNTCTACGGCAAGGTCGCCTACCCGAGCAGGGAGCTGGCCGAGGCCAAGCTGCGCTACTTCCAGGAGCTGGCCCGCGAGCGCCGCTTCCGCAAGTACCCGCGGCAGGTGTACCGCTGCCCCGCGTGCTGGCTGTGGCACCTCAGCAGCCAGTCCCGCCGCCAATGGCTCACCTGGCACCGGCGCCGCAACCGCCCCCACTGATCAACCGCCACCCCCTATCCACCACCCCGGAGATCCCTACCGCCATGCCCCGCCTCGACCCCGCCCGATTCGCCGCCACCTCCACGGCGCTGATGGCCGCGCACGACACCGCGATCGCCGCCGGAGGCCCGCGATGAGCACCCGCCACGCCCACCCGCACACCGGTGACCTGTGGGCCGACGAGCACGGCAACGCGATCACCATCAGCCAGGTCAGCTACCGCCGCCGCTGGGCCAACATCCACATCACCGGTTGGGTCAAGCGGGTCCAGCTGCCTTTCCCCGCCACCTGGACCCTCACCCGCCCCAAGCAGCCACCCCAGGTCACCGACCGCTCCGGCTGCCCCGCCGAGCGTCACGGCGACAGCACCGCCTACCGGCACGCCGGATGCCGCTGCCGGGACGCTCTCTACGACCACTGGCTCGCGTCCCACAAATGCCCCTTCCGGCCAGAGCAGCGTCGCAACTTCGTGCCCGCGATCGGCACGCAGCGGCGGCTGCGCGCGCTCGCCCGTATCGGCTGGACCACCTCCGCCATCGCCGACCGGGCCGGGATGCCACCGGCAAGGGTCGGGGCGTGGCAGTCGGGCCGCCACCGNCAGATCAGCCGCGCGAGCGCTGCCCGCATCGCCGAGGTGTACGAGAAGCTGTCCGGCACCCCCGGCCCGTCCCGGCGCGTCCGCGAGTACGCCGCCCGGCACGGCTGGGTCGCGCCGCTGATGTGGGAAGACCTCGACATCGACAACCCCGAGGTGCAGCCGCACCGCGACGCCCCCGACCCACACCCCCACGCCAAGATCATCGAGGAGGATCTGCGGCACCTGCTCGGCTACGGCATGACCGTCGAGCGGGTCGCCCAGCACCTCGGCGTGCAGGCCCCGTCGCTGCGCACCTACCTGTACCGCAACCGCCACCAGCTGCAGATCCCGGACCGACTGCTGGAGGTGGCCTGATGGACCCGGTCGAGCGCGCCCAGACTTATGCCGCGATCTTCATCAAGGCTGGTGCGCGGTGGCCCGCCTACGTGCCCGTCGACGCCACCGTGCACCGGGACGTCGTCGAGATCGGCGGCGTGATCATGCAGCCCACCGTCGACGGCGGATGGCGGCTGACCACCCGTGACGGCCNCAGCTGGACCGTGCGCCCCCGCGATCAGCAGGGGGTCGCGTCATGAGCGACACGCAACCCCGCACCCCGGCCGGCCGGATCTGTCGCCACTGCTGGTGGCGGCGCGCAACCCCGGGGTTCGACCGGTGCGCCCCCTGTTTCTTCCTGCCCGAGCACAACCGCCCCAACTGGAAGTGGCGGCACCTCATCGACATCGACGAGGTCAACGCCGCCGACACCAGCAACAACGACCACCGTAGGAGAGCTGCATGACCCTCACCCGCCACCCGCATCCGAGGCGCCGCCTCGACGACGCCGACGTGCGCGCCATCCGTGAGATGCGCGCCGCTGGTAAGGCGCTCGCTGACATCGCCGCTCGCTACAACATCTCCCTCGGTTACGTCAGCGACCTGGTGAACGGGCGTGCCCGGCAGCGAGCCGGTGGCCCCATCGTCACCGAGCGGATCTACGCGCGGAGGGCCGCGTGATGGCTGGGGAGCCTCAGGTCACCATCGTCGGCAACCTGACGGCCGACCCGGAGCTGCGGTTCACCACCACTGGTGCTGCTGTCGCGAGTTTCACCGTCGCGTCCACCCCGCGCACTCTCGACCGCGAGACGGGGGAGTGGCGGGACGGCGACCCGTTGTTCATGCGCTGCAACATTTGGCGGCAGCCTGCCGAGCATGTCGCTGAGAGCCTGACCAAGGGCATGCGTGTGATCGTGACCGGGCGGCTGCGGCAGCGGTCCTTCGAGACCCGCGAGGGGGAGAAGCGCACCGTCGTGGAGCTGGAGGTTGACGAGGTGGGCCCCAGCTTGCGGTACGCCACCGCCACGGTTGCCAAGGCCGCCGGTAGCAGCGGCGGTGCGGGTCGGTCCGGCGGCAGCGCTGATGGCCCGTGGGGCGCGTCGTCGGCGGCGCCTGCCGGCTATGACGATCCGCCGTTCTGATCTGCCCTGACCGTCGGTGCGGGCCCGCGTGAGCTGTGGGCCCGCACATCCATATGTCCCCGCATCTCACAACTTAAGGCCATCGAGAAGGAGGCCGAGCAGTGACACACGCTCCCCGCCTTGTCACCAGCTCGACCGGGAAGGTCGGTGCGCGATGAGGATCCGTACGTTCAAGCCTGAGTTCTGGCACGACGAGAAGATCGGGGCGTTGCACCCGTTCGCGCGGTTGTTGTTCTTGGCCACGTGGAGCGCGGCCGACGACGAGGGGTTGGTGCGGTGGTCGCCGGAGCATTTGAAGTCGATCGCGTTCGCCTACGACGACGACATCAGCGTTGAGGATGTGTCCGGGTTGATGGACCAGCTGCAGCAGCTGGGGTTGGTGTTCGTGTACCGGGCTGGGGTGGCGCGGCAGTTGATCGGCTACATCGTGCGGTTTCGGCGGCATCAGCGGATCAATCGGCCGACGCCGGGTCGGTTGACGCCGCCGCCGTTGGGTGATCCGGCGGTGGTGCGGATGTATGCCGAGCGGGACGGTTGGCTGTGTCACTTGTGTGGGGAGGAGATTCCGCGGGAGCCGTTGGAGGGTGTGGTGGATGGGGTGCCGTTGGAGCACCTGAACTTGGTTGTGGATCGGATCGTGCCGCGGTCGAGCAAGGGGAGTGATTACCCGACGAACGTCGCTGTTGCTCACGCTGCGTGTTCGTTGGCGCGTCGTGGGCGGGCGGTGGAGGAGTTCCGGCAGCCGGCGTCGGTGGCCACTGCTGTCGCCCGTTTGGCGTACGGCGTGAGTGAGTCAGTGAGTGACTCACTGAGTGGTTCCGTGAGCGACTCAGTGAGTGGGTCAGTGAGTGACTCACGGAGCGACTCACTGAGCGAAGTTCAGCAGAGCGTGACAACCCCTCAAAATCGCTTTACGGAGCGTGACAATTCCTCAGTGAGCGACTCAGTGAGCGACTCACGGAGCGACTCACTGCGGGAAAGGAAAGGAAGGGAAGGGAAGGGAGTATGTGTGTCAGTTCCGAAGGAAGCTTCAGTCGCGCGCGGGGCAAGTTCGGACAACACACACATACCGAGCGACTGGCTCCCCACGGACCGTCACCGTCAGTTGGCAACCCAGCGGGGCCTCGACGCCGACCGCGAAGCACGTCGCTTCCGCGCCTACGCCAAGGCCAAGGGCCGCGTGATCGCCGACCCCGACGNGGCTTTCGAGCTGTGGCTGCTCGACACCCAGCCCCGCCGCCCGCTGCGCGCCGTGCCTGATCCGGCGCCCTCGTCGCTGCCGGAGGTGGGGCCGGACACCCCGGACGAGCAGGTGCAGCTGACCCGCGAGCAGATCGACGACCTGCTGGGGCTGGAAGAGCCTCCGCCGCCGCCTGCCGAGGTGGCCGCCGGTGGGTTGGACGCGATCCGGGAGTGGTGGGCGGAGGAGTCCGGCCGCTGGCACGCCGACCGGCACGCTCGGGCGGTGGCGGTGCTGCGGAAGCGCGCTGCGGCGCGCGTCGTGGCCACCTGACCCCCCCGGGGGGTCGGCCCCTTTCGGGTGGGGCGGCCCCGCCGCCGCGTTGCCCGTCGCTCGCGAGCGGCGAGAGGCGCCCCACCCAAGCACCCCCCAAAAACCAGCCTAGCTTCGCCGTAGACGCGCCCAACCCGTCACCCGCGGGTGAATGGCGCTACCCCCACCGAAGCGGCCGTCACAGAGCGAATCAGAGCCGAAACGGAGCCACCCGGTGACCGCCACCCCACACCCCAACCAACTCCAACCACCCCACGACCTCACCGCCGAAGAAGCCCTCCTCGGCGCCTGCCTCGCCAGCCCCACCGCCCTCGACACCGCCGCCGAACACCTCAACCCCGACGACTTCTACCGACCCGCCCACGCCGAGNTCTACGCCGCCATGCTCCGCATGCGCGACAACGGCACCGAAGTCGACCCNGTCACCGTCGCCCGCCACCTCGGCGACCGCCTCCCCAAACTCGGCCACAACGGCCTCACCGGCGCCGCATGGCTCGCCGACCTCCTCCACAACACCCCNGTCGCCGCCAACGCCGGCTACTACGCCGAAATCGTCGCCGACAAAGCCCATCCGCCGCCGCCTCCNCGCCGCCGGCCAACGCACCCAACAACTCGCCTACACCGACCCCGACAGCGACCCCGCCGACATCGTCGAACGCGCCCGCCAAACCCTCGACGAAGTCGCCCAACACGCCCGCACCGGCAACACCGCCCTCGACGCCATCCAACTCGCCGACCTCGCCCTACAGCGCTACGCCAGCGACGAAGAACCCGCCCTACCNACCGGCTGGCCCGAACTCGACCGCATGATGACCGGCGGCCTCCGCCCCGGCACCGTCACCATCGTCGGCGCCCGCCCCGCCACCGGCAAAAGCGTCGTCGCCTGCAACCTCCTACTCGCCGCCGCCCTCGCCGGCCACCACGCACTCATGGTCAGCCTCGAAATGACCCAAGCCGAACTCACCGACCGCATCCTCGCCAACCTCGCCGGCGTCGAACTCACCCGACTCCTCCGCCGCCGCCTCAACCACCACGACTGGGACGCCGTCCACCGCGCCGCCAACCACCTCCGCGAACTCCCCCTCGCCGTATGCGACGACCCCTACCTCAGCGTCGCCCAAATCCGCGCCCACGCCCGCGACCACGCCCGCAACCCCCTCGGCCTCGGCCTACTCGTGATCGACTACCTCGGACTGATCAAACCCGCCGAAACCCGCAACACCACCCGCCAAGAACAAGTCGCCGCCATCAGCCGCGGCCTCAAACTCCTCGCCAAAGAACTCCACGTACCCGTCGTCGCCCTCCACCAACTCAACCGCAACCCCGAACAACGCACCGACCGCCGCCCCAGCCTCGCCGACCTGCGCGAATCCGGCGCCATCGAACAAGACGCCGACAACGTGTGGCTGCTCCACCGCACACCCGACGACGAAAACCGCCGCTACGAAATCGAGATCATCATCGCCAAACAGCGGCAAGGCCAAACCGGATCCGTCTACCTACCCTGGCTGCCCCACTACGCCCGCATCGGCGACCAACCACACCCCCACGCCGGGGCCACCCCCACACCAACAGGGAGCGGCCGATACCACCCGCACGCCAAGATTCGCTAGTCTCTCGCGAGAAACAAGCAACCCGCGCGGCCGCTCCCCACCACGCCGCCACACCCCCGGAGGAACCACACCCCGGAATGCCCACCACCACCACGCCGACCACGTCTGCGAGGTGCCCCTACGACCCCGTGACCCACCACCGCCGCTGCCCCGCCGAACGGTTCCCCACCCTCGACGCCGCGAAAACCGCCGCCGTCGCCCGCCGCGCCCGCGCCGTCCTCTCCGGCAGCCCCCGCCACCCCGTCGAGGCCTACCCCTGCCCCCACTGCGGCGGCGCACACCTACGCCGCGCCCACCGAACCAAGGCGGTGGCCGCATGACCAACCCCAACAACCTGCAGGTCACCTACTACCCAACCGCCGACCTGCGCCTCTACCACCGCAACCCACGCGTCGGCAACACCAGCCGCATCGCCGANNNCCTCACCNTCAACGGCCAATACAAACCCGTCGTCGTCAACCGCGGCACCCACACCGGCCGNCCCAACGAAGTCCTCGCCGGCAACCACACCCTCAAAGCCGCNCGAGACCTCGGCTGGGAAACCCTGGCCGCCGTCACCATCGACGTCGACGACGACCAAGCCGCCCGCATCGTCGCCGCCGACAACCGCACCAGCGACCTCGGCAGCTACGACAACCGGCTCCTCCTCGAACTCCTCACCGACCTCCCCAACCTCGACGGCACCGGCTACGACCCCGGCGACCTCGACGCGCTCGAAGCGCTCCTCGACGCCGACGTCGAAGCCCAGGACGAGGTCCCCCTCAACGACCCCGATGACTCCCCCGACACGCCTGCCGAGCCGTACTGCAAGACCGGCGACCTGTGGGTGCTGGGATCACACCGGCTGGCCGTCGGCGACTCCACCGACCCCGGCGTGTGGGACCTCCTGCTCAACGGCGACAAGGCCGACATGGTGTGGACCGACCCGCCCTACGGGGTGAGCTACGTCGGGAAGACCGCGGACGCGTTGACCATCGAGAACGACTCCCTCGACGCCGACAGCCTCCGTGACTTCCTCCGCGCCGCCCTCGGTCTGGCATCAACGCACACCCGACCCGGCGGCTGCTGGTACGTGGCGAGCCCACCCGGCGAGCTGTCCCTGGTGTTCGGCGGTGTTCTCGTCGAGCTGGAGGTGCTCCGGCAGACGCTGATCTGGGTGAAGGACCAGTTCGTGATGGGGCGATCCGACTACCACTACCGCCACGAACTCGTGTTCTACGGCTGGGTCCCCGGGGCCGCTCACCATGCCGTCCTCGACCGCACCCAGGACACCGTGCATGAATACCCACGGCCGAAGCGGTCGAAGGAACACCCCACGATGAAGCCGGTCGCGCTGATCGCCCGCCACATCACGAACTCCACGGACCGCAACCAGCTCGTCGTCGACCCGTTCGGCGGGTCCGGGTCAACCCTGATCGCCGCGCACGACGCTGGCCGGCGAGCAGCCGTCATCGAGATCGACCCGAAGTATGCCGACGTCATCTGCCGCCGCTACCAGGAACACACCGGCCAGCTGCCCACGCGGGACGGCCAGCCCCACGACTTCACCGAGGCCGCCGAGTGACCGCGGCCGACGGTGCGCCGAAGCCGCGGCGTAAAGCGAATAGGGGCGCCACCGATCAGACCAGCCCCGCCGCGATCGAACGCTGGGAGCGCGACCTCAAGTGCGTGGAGCTCCGCAAGGCCGGAGCCACCTGGCAGGCCATCGCCGACCAGCTNGGCTACGCAAACCGCGGCAACGCCTACCGCGCCTTCCAGGCTGTCATGAAGGAGTACCCGCGCGAGGACGTCGAAACGTGGCGGAACATCATCTCCGACCGCTACGACGCCATGATCCGGGCGCTGTGGCCGGATGTGCTGCGCGGGAAGTTGCTCGCTGTCGACCGGGTGTCGCGCATCCTGGAGGCACAGGCGAAGCTGCACGGCGCGAACCGGCCGGAGAAGATCGAGATCACGCCGGGGGAGACGGATCTCGACACCGCGTTGCGGGAGCTGGAAGAGCAGATCCGTCGGCGCGCTGCCCGCGACGGCTCGCCGGTGCCGCAGGAGTAGCGGGTGCCGCCGAGGATCGACACGCTCGCCCGTAAGTACGCCGCCAGCCTGCCGCCGGAGCAGGTGGCCGAGCTGGTGACGCGGATCCGGGCGCAGGCGGCGCGGTTGCGGATCGTGAACGACTATCCGACGCCGCTCGACTTGGCGTGCCATTTCGACCACCGCATGGTGCGCACCGACGCGCTGGAGTTGGTGTCGCGGCGGGTCGTGGAGACCGCCACCACGCGGGACGGGCGGCTGGTGCTGTCCATCCCGCCTCAGGAGGGGAAGTCCACCCTGCTGCGCTGGGCGGTGCTGTGGCTGCTCGCGGACAACCCGGACCGGCGGATCGCGTGGGCTTCCTACGCGGCCAGTCTGGCGCGCACCTCGGGCCGTGTTGTGCGGTCGCTGGTCGAAACGTATGGGCCGCAGATCGGGCTCACGGTCGACCAGTCCCACGCCGATGCGTCGGACTGGCAGCTGGCTGGCCACCTCGGCGGAATGCGCGCGGTCGGCGTGGGATCTGGCCTGACTGGTATGCCAGCCGACGCACTTTTCGTGGACGACCCGATCAAAGACCAGCAGGCCGCTGACAGCGACACCATCCGCACCGCGCTGCACGAGTGGTGGTCCGCGGTGGCGTTGACCCGTCTCGCCCCGGGCGCCCCGGTCATCGTCATCCAAACGAGGTGGCACCCCGACGACCTCGCCGGCCGTCTCGAGGCCGAGGGCTGGCCCACGGTCAACGTCCCCGCCCTGGCGGACGGCCACACCCCCGACGCGCTCGGCCGCCGGCCCGGCACCTGGCTGGTGTCCGCGCGGGGCCGCACGGTCGCCGACTGGGAAGCCAAGCGCGCCGCGGTGGGGGAACGCACTTTCGCCGCGCTGTACCAGGGGCGGCCCGCGCCGCTGGAAGGTGGCGTTTTCAAGTCGGCCTGGTTCGATCTGTGGCGCGTCGACGAACCGCCGCCCGGCTGCCTACCCCCGGTCGTGGTGGTCGACCCCGCCGACAACCCCGGCAGCGGTGACGAGGCCGGCATCGTGGTCGGCTGCCGCCACCCCGGAACCGGCAAGGGGTACCTGATCGACGATCTGTCCGGCGCCATGACGGTCGGCCGGTGGGCGCGGCTCGCCCTGCTGACGTGCGTGCGGTACGGGGCGCCGACGCTGGCGTACGAGAAGTCCCTGTCGCAGCTGCACACCCGGCTCCGGGAAGCGTGGGCCACCCTGCACCAGCAGGCGGTCGCGCTGCACCGCGCCGGCGGTGACCCCGACGCCGCGCTAGCGCGGCTGTCCCGCCCGGACGATCCGCCCGAGGTCGCCGACCGTTTACGCGGCGAACTTTCCGAGGTCGAGCCGCACGTCGACGACGTTCTGGGGTTCGGCGAGACCGGGCCCCGGCTGAAAGAGCTGATCGCGCGCGGCAGCAAGCAGGCCCGCATGCTGCTGGTCGCGCCGGCGTGGGAGACCGGCCGGATGGTGATGGTCGGCCGGCACAAGGTGCTGGAGCACCAGGCGTCCACGTGGCAAGAGGGGCAGGACTCCCCGGACCGCGTCGACGCCATGGTCCACCTCGCCGCCCTGCTCACCGGCACCGCCGGCGTGGCCACTCTCGGCCGCGCCGACGAGCGCATCCCCACCACTTCCACCGGCCGCGGCACGGCCAGTGGTGGTCGCGCCCGTGCGCGCGCAGCAGCAGTGCCACGAATCGGGAGGTCGACACGTCGATGACCCGTCCGCGGAGCGTCGGTGACCTGCAAGGCCCGGCGCAGGTGCCGCACCAGGTGCGGCAGATCACGATCACCGTGGAGCAGTTGCCCGGCGGGCGGTGGAAGTTCACCATGCCCCAAGCACCCGGATGGGCCGCTGCGGCGTCCACGCCGGGCGAGGTGACCGCCACGATTCGGCGCGCCTTCACCGAAGCGCAGGTCGCGGCCTACTGCAACTGGCGCGGCCACATCTACGACGACCCGTCGGCGGTGCAGCACCGCCGGCACCGGCCGGCGGCACGGTCGCGGCGCCGCTGCGACGTGTATGACGCCACCGAGTGGCTGATGACCACCGACGGGAAATGGATCTCCCCGAAGGGGCTGCGATACCCGGAGCGCACGCAGGTGGTGCAGCGGGTGATGGCGCAGCGGGTCGCGATGGGGCTGCCGCCACGCCCCGACCCCGTATCCAGCAAGTTCGTACGGCCCCGTACCCGCGTGGTGTCCCGCGCCGACTGGTCCGGTGCGCTCGGCCGGGTCGAACCAGGCCACCCCGTGCGGCTCGCGCCCACGTCGGGCACGGAAGTGAAGGAGCGGCGCACCGCATGAGCCACACCGTCCCCGTGCGCATGATGACCCCGATCTCGGAGATCAAGATCGGGGAGCGGGACCGCGCCGACCTGGGTGACCTGCGCGAGCTGGCGGAGTCGATCCGCAAGGTCGGCATGCTGCACCCGATCGTGATCACCGGTGACTGGCGGCTGGTCGCCGGCGGTCGACGTTTGGCGGCGGCGAGGGATGTGCTCGGCTGGACTGAGGTGCCGGTCACGATCGTGGACATCCACACCGCCCGGGACGTGCTGCAGGCGGAGTGGGACGAGAACACGTGCCGCAAGCCGCTCACGCCGGTCGAGGCGGAGCGGGCGCAGGTGCGGCGCGCGAATCTGCTGGTCGAGGACGCCATCCGGCGCCGGAACGAGGCGTTGNCGCGTGGCCGAGCCACGCAGGCCGCTCGAGCTGCGGCTGGCTCAGGTGGCGCCAAGTTGGCGGATCAGCAGCCACAGCCGCAGCTGCCGGAACAGGCGCCGCGGGTGCCGTCGCGGTCGTCGATGGAAACCCGCAAGATCGCCGCCGCCGGCACCGGCTACTCCGCCACCACCCTCGCGAAGATCACCAGCATCCGCACNGCTGCCGAGGGGGTCATCCGGGTCGGCGACCAACGGNTCCCCGCCCCTGAGCCCGTCCGTGCCGCCGCTCGGCGAGCGCTCGCCGACGTCGAGGCCGGNACCCCGGTCGACCGNGCCTACCGGCAGGTGGCGCAGGTGATCGACCAGCACATCGAGCCGGACGAAGNGCAGCTGCGGGCGCGCCGGTTGAAGGCGTGGCGGGACGCGCTCGGTGGTGCCCGCATGCTGCGGGAGTTCGACATGCGCGTGCTGCCTGAGCTGCTGTCGGAGCAGGACTGGGCTGCCGCGTCGGTGCTGATGGATCAGCTCGCCGAGCAGGTGGACCGGTTCCGGCAGCTACGACCGGCGGTGAACCCGACGTGACCCCGGACGAGTACCGCACGGTGGCGATCGTGTCCTGGCTGGTCGCGGCGATCTTCGTCGGCCTGTTCGTCGGCCACCCGGACCTACCAGGGGCGATCGCGGCGGTGGTGGCGTGCGCGGGCTGCGGCGCCGCCACATACGAGTGGCTGCGGGCGGAGCAGGAAGACCGAGGACGGTGGTGGTAGTGACGCCGGTCGTGGGGCGCTGGTACCCGGCGCAGGTGGTGCTGGACGGGCAGGTGTGGCGCAAGCGGTATGTGCTGCTCGCCAAGGGTGGGCCCGAGGATGGGCTGTGGGTGTATCAGCGGCCGGACGACGTGCAGCTGCACGCCGCGGTCAACTGGGGCGCCACCCGCCCACCCCGGAGCGAGCGAGCGGCGCGGGCCGGGTTCGAGGTGCACCTGGCCGACGGCCGGCTGGTGGTGGTCACCGCCGGCGGCTCGTGCCGGTGCGGGTCGCTGGGGCGCTGGGCGGGGCCGTCGTGGGCGCGGTCGGTGGCGGTGGTGTCTTGACGGGCTCGTGCGGGCTGCACACGCCGCCGTGGCGCCGCTGGCGCAGCCGAGAGCGGACCGCAGGAGGTGGGGCACCCATGGCCGGGTGCGCGTTCTGCGAGATCGTCGCAGGTCGGGCGCCGGCCACGATCAAGAGGGAGACCCCGGCGAGCGTGGTGATCGTGCCGCTTGCGCCGGTCACTGACGGGCACGTGCTGGTGATCCCGCGGCAGCACGTGGCCGACGCCGCCACGGATCCACGGGTGTCGGCGGACACCATGCTGGACGCCGCCCAATACGCGCGGGACCACTACTCGCAGTTCAACATCATCACCAGCGCCGGCGAGGCTGCTAGCCAGAGCGTGTTCCACCTGCATCTGCACGTCGTGCCGCGCGCCGTGGACGACATGCTGATGG